ACGAACGAGACACTGTATAAAAACATAGCCATAGCACCAAGCAAAATGCTTACAAGAACCACAATGACAAATGCCCAAACTCGGATTTCGATTTCGTCTGAGTTTAGGCGGTTGTTTGGTTTAAATCCTACTGTTGGCATTATTTCTTCTCCTGTTCAGGTTTAACGAGTTGCTCTGGACAAGTACCTGTAGCGGTACAGATTGGGGGTTTACATTCGGCATTTTGCCAATTCTGAGGGTCTTGGCAAGGGTATCTGAACCTGTCTTGACAACCCATCAACAGAACCAACAGTATTGACAAACCCCAAATACAGTAAATATTCATTTCTCTTTTTCCCTTTCCTTCTGTTCAACCTGTCTTCTCAACTTCTCCACCTTTTCAACCTGAGACTTTGCCTCATTCTTAGTCTCCAAGATGTCAAGATAAAGAAACCCCATGATCGGCAAAAGCAGAGCAATCAGTACGCAAGCCGCAATCCAACCCATTACTTCTTCCCCCAATGGCTTACGAACACGAACCACAACCACAGGTAGAGGAGGAAGATAGAAGTCGCTACCACTGCCGCTAGCTTTGCTTGTAGGTTTCTTTCTTCCTCCTTGCGTAGCCATATCTCTTGCCTTTTGAGTGCCTCTTCCTTCAACCTTGCCTGAGTCTGCTCCTCCTCAATCTTGTCCTTCATGTCATATACAGAACTGTATAAAGCCCCCATCTCAGGGGGCGCACTGTATACGAGGCACTCACGAATCTGAATCACCAACCTATCCATCTCCTGTTGTGCCATCACCCTCTTGAGAGCCGCTTCCATGTGGTTCTGGTTCGGGTCATACACATTCAAACTCTTCTCTTCCTCTTCCCGAATGTGTGCCGCCAATTGCTCCTGAAGTTTGAAGAACTCGGTCAGGTTCTTAACTATGTCTATCTTGACTTGAGTCTCGTCAACATCGACATAATCCGACTTCTTAGACTTTGCCACAGGCTTTGCAACTTGAGGCTTTGAGCTACCAGCAAAGAACTTGCGGAACTTACTCCAGAAGCCACCAAGTTCCTTGCCGATAGCCACAACCTCATCAGCAGTTCTTTTGACTTGAACAAACTGATCTTTAGCTTGCTTGTATAGGTCAACACCTTGCTGAATCTGCTTGACCAGACCAGCCGCCATGAGGCAAATCGTGATTGGATCAATTTCAGTCTCCCTTGCTCAAGGCATCTTCAATTCGTGCCTTTAACTTGCGGTCTTTTACAAATTGATTTGCATAGCGAATACTTGCCAAAACAGGAACTGGTAATCCTGTGAATGCAAGACCACCACCAACCTCAGATATTGCCAACAAAATAGTGCCAGCAGTACCTGATGAATTTACTAAAGTTCCGGGCGGTACTGTTTGAACATACTGCAAAACTTCATTCAAGTCTCTAACCTTTTGAGCTTTGTCTTTGCCAAGCACAATGTCCAACCTACCATTTTTATCTAGGCTTTGTATTGCATCATTGAGCTTTGCTGGAGAAACAATCTTTCTTCCCATTGAGTCAGTTCCAACACCACTTGTTGCAACATCTTGAATATGATTGATAGTTGAACCTTGAATCTCTTTCCAAGCACTCTGTCCATCTTTACCACTGGTGTACAAGACACGCTTTAGGAATGTAATCTCTTCAGGACTTCCATTCAAAACTGATTTTTGGAAGACTTCACTAGCCTCAATTTTTGGATCATCCTTGCCTTTTACCTTTGTGAGTAAATTGGCAACAATGGCACGACCTTCAAATTTTCGAGCTTGTTGTTCACGCAATGCCCTAGCTTGCTTATACAAATCACCGCCAACACCTTCTGTAGATGCATCAATAACTTGTTTAAGTTCACCGCCAAACTTCTTGTTTGTTGGGTCTATGCCAATGGTATTGCCAATGCTTCTACGCAACAATTCAGTGTTCTTTAAATCTGCTGGCAAGGCTCTGACTGTTCCATCATCAAGTTGCTCAAAGATTCCAAGTTGAATTCCCTTGTTTTTTGCAACATTAATAATAGGGGCAACTGTTGATTCTGGAAGATTCTGATTGATGTAATCAGCCAATGAATCAAGTTTTACTGGTGCTTGAAGTTCACCTTCCTTTTCAGCCTTTTTATATGCCGCACTTGTCTTTGCTTTAGCACCTTGCCAACCCTGAGACAAAGCATCAATTACCTTGTTTCCTGTAGCCGCAAACCCAGTTTGAGCCGCTTCAGCACCCGTCATTTCCATTAAGGCATCAAAGTTTTGAAGAACCTCAAGATTGTTTTGCTCAACTCTTTTACGCAAAGGTTCGCCAAACTGACCCTTCATCTGTTCTTTTTCAAATGCGAGTTGTTCTGCCTCACGGGTTCTTGCACCCTTTGTCAAAGTCACAGGAACAGGAAGATTGGTGGCTGTTGCCTCACGAACTGTAGGCATTGCAGTAGATGCCGCCCCAACACTTTGACCAAATGTAGGCTCAATTCGTGGAGTTACTGGCTTTTCACCAAAAGCACCACGAACAGTAGAGATTCCACTTTCAATAGGAGAGACAACAGCTTGTTTTGCACCCTGAGAAAACAAACCTGATGGCATTACTGGCGCAAGTGGGATAAGTTCAGCCCCTGCCTTACCAAGCATTTGGACTTGTTCTTGTCCAGCTTGAGTTCTTGGCATATAGGTGTATCGCTGACCGCCTAATGCGGCTCTTTCTTGAATCCTTTGAGCCGCTTGAGGTGTACCAAATTGACCAGATTTAAGTTCCTCATAAGCCCCAGTTAGAGCACCGCCAACAGTACCAGCAAGACCTGTTGTGCCACCAGTTAACAGTGATAAACCTGTTTCTCCAGCACCAATAAGTTGTTCTCCAAAAGTTGGAGATTTATATACTGGTGTAGGTGGTGCTGATGTTGGTTGTGGCTCAACCATACCAAGAACAATGCCAAAGTCTTCTGGAGTAGCAAGACCAGATTTGATTGCTTTATCAATGATTTGAGATTGAGTTGTTCCTTCTGGAACACCCTCAATAATTACCCCATTTGGCAGTTCAATATCCATGATTGTCCTTTAAGGAAGATCAGACCATTTTTTCACAACTTTACCCTGTTGCTGTTGCTTAACAGGTGGTGATGGTTGTCGATTTGTTGGAATTTGACTAATAGACTCAGATGTAGATACGCCAATTAGCCCTTTATATGGGTCTAAGATGTCTTCTTCTGATCCGCCTAATTCTTTCGCTTTTTTAATGTACTGTTTGCGGTAAACATTAAGTTGAGTTTGTTTACCTTTTACAATTTCAGTTCCAACCTTAAGCAAATCTTTGCGTTGCTCTGGAGTAAGACTTCCACCCTCAAATACTCTTTGGGCTAAAGCCTTAATCTTTTGCGGAATTGATGGGTTTCCAAGAATTGTATTTTTATCACCTTCTTGAACAGCACCAGATGGGTCATAAATCTTACCAATGTTAAAGATCGTTGCACCATCAGCACTTGGGTTACCACCTTGAGCCAAGGCAATAGATGTTTGCAAGGCTTTGAATCTGCTTGCGGTTTCAACATCGCCACCAGATTTAAGGAAGTTTTCCCATTTACCCATGACATCAAGATTAGCCTTCGCTACAGCAGTTGGGTCTTTAAGATCAACTGTCATTTTTGGTGCTTTTGCTACTGCTTCAGTTTCAACTCTTTTATTTACAGCAACTCTTTGAGCTTGAGTCAAATCTCCATAATTGGCATTAAACAACTCAAGAGAAATCCTTTCCGCATCAGAACCAACAGATGGTCTTGCCTCTGGCTTTTCAGGTCTTTGTAATTGAATCTTCTCATCCTCAAGAAGTTTATATTCTTGGCTGTTAGGATCAAGATTCGATTGCTGTTTTCCAATCTCAACAATACGAGATGCAACTTGAAGTTGAGCCGCTGGAGTAATCGGTTTTTCAGGTCTTTGAAGTTGATCTTTTTCAGCCTGAAGAATTTGAAATTCTTGGCTTTGTGGGTCAAGAGTAGTTTGTAGTTTTGTGATTTGAGCAATACGAGCCGCAACTTGCAATGGTGCGGCAATGGAAGTGGCTTTATCACCAACCAAAACTTTAAGTTGATTCTCTAACATTCTGATTGCCCTATCTCTTTCAGGAGATGGAGGCAATGCAGAATATTGGTCAATGGCATCTTGAATCTGAGGAATCATCTGAGCTTTTTGAATGTCTGCTGGCACAGCCAATTGACGCTCTTTATTTGCTTGTGCAACTTGAACAGCCGCTTGTCTACCAGCATCAGCCAAAGCAATTGCAAACTGTTGATCTCCTGAACTAGCCGCCAATTGAGCAGCCTTCATAAATGACTCAGGGTTAGATGGGTCAAGTTGAGATGCTAATTGCTGACGCTGAGAAATAATCCTAAGTTGTGGGTCTTCTCCACCCAAAGCACCGCCAAATGCTGTACCTAGTTGCTGACCACCACGATAGAATCCATACTGAGCCTGTTGCATAGGAGACAATTGAGCAAAAGACAATGCTTCATTTTGTAATGCGGCTTGTTTTTGTTGCTCATATTGTTGAGGACTAGCAAATAATCCTAAAATTTCTGATGTTGCCATGATTTAATCCTCAAAATTGTGGGTTATATCCAATATCAAAACCACTACTTGGTGATCTCAAACCAAGTCCACCAGTTGCTGTTGGTGTTGCCATTGAATAATCTAATGTTTTTGTAGGATTGAAATATTGATTCAATCCATAAGCAACATAAGGATTATTAGCAAAACCAGTTAATGCAGAGCCAATTCCACTTGTTCCTGATGCCGCTTGTATGGTTCTTGCCGCACCAATTCCACCTTGAAGCAAAGATTGACCAACATTAGCACCATAAGTTGCCGCACGACCGCCTAAAGCAGAACCCATTTCCAAAGGTTGTTGACCAAGAGATTCAATAGTAGAACCAGCACCCAAATAGGTACTAAATGGACTCAAAGCACCGACCTGACCTGCTTGATATTGACCCATCAAGTTAGCACCAGAACCCAACAATCCTGTACCAAAAGCCACATTCTGTTGACCAGCTTGTTGAGCTTGTGAAGCCAACTGCAAGTCTTGTTGCGCCAATGCGTTGTAATAGGCTTCCATCTCAGGAGTAGTTGCGCCCAATCCAGCCGCACCGCTAGGTCTTGCGCCTGTAGCACCCACAGACAGACCACCACGACCTGTCTGGTACAACTGGTTCTGTAACTGAGCCATCTGTCTTTCACGGCTAGGCGCAAGCAAATCCTGTTGCTGACGCATATATTGAGCCGCAACCTGTTCAGGAGTTTGCTGTAAGTACTGCTGACCTAAACCAAACAAACCAGCCGCACCTTGCTGAAGTGGCGCATACTGTTGCTGTGCCATCTCAGCCTGAGTTAAAGCACCGCCTGTCAAAGCCTGTAATCGGTCTTGATAGGCTTGTAGTTCAGGGCTGACTGTATAACCAGCACCACTCAAATAGCCTTCAGGGGTGAATTGGAAGTTTGAAGTGCCGTAACGACTTGTTATCCCAACAGGGCGAAACTTAGCCGCTTCAGCCGCAATTCTTGCCGCTTCTAGTTGAGCCTGAGCAGATTGATTAGCGGCATCACGAGCCGCCCTGCTCTGCATAGCACCACCTAACAGTGATGCGCCTCCTAATACTGCCGCCGCTCCAATTCCCATCATATTCTCCTGACAAATATTTGTCTTACTTTTGCATCTGAACCGACAAAATCTTTCAGATACTCAAATCCAACGATACCTAAAAACTTTTTATGCTTTACATCACCAATCTCATGTATTGCATAAATCTCACTTCTATGTATCTCAAACAACTTTCTCAAATCACTCAACAAATCATTCTTCACACTCTTTGTCCACTTTATGCAATCACAATGAATAAAAGTGAACCCATAATCATTTTCCAAAAACACTATGTAATCATCATGGAAGATTACTGGTATCTTCATGCAGTTCGTTGCCACATATAAACAACAACATAAGGAGGCAAGTTAGCATTTGTTGCACTTGAACCAGTTGTAGAAATGCTTGTTGCGACTGAAATTCCTGTTGTTGCAGTAGATGTTGATGGATTCCCTAAAGTAGAACCACCAGAAGCAATGTTGCCAGAACCACCAGAACCAGTTGGTACTGAATATGTATGGCTGTGACCAGAATCAGTAACAGTTGATGTTGCTGTGTGACTGTGACTTACAACAATTGCATCTGCACTACCACCAGTTGAACCAGCAGTAAATCCACCTCCATTACCAATAATGGTTCTACCAGCACCAAATGCTGTCCATGTACCAAATCCAAGTAATGTTGCTGGATTGGTTGAAACAGTTGCTGTATAAATAGCCCCAACAGGGAACAACACTTGAGCAACAGATTGAACAAAAGCAGTAGTTGCTATCTTAGTAGAACTATCTGTACTTGATTGTGTTGTGGCAATAGTACCTGTTGGAAGTGTAGGTGTACCAGTAAAAGTAGGACTTGCTAAATCTGCTTTTGTAGCAATGGCAGTTGCAATATTGTTGAACTCTGTGTCAATCTCAGTACCTTTGACAATCTTCAAAGGGTTACCAGAAGACAGATTGTCTTTAGTAGCAAAGTTCGTGCTTTTGGTGTAATCACTCATGGTATTCCTTTAACTCAATTTGCCTTGTTTGGCTTGAATTTCAATTTTCTGAATAGACAATGCTGAACCATTGATGTCTGATTCATAACCAGTTTGAACAACTTTTCCAGTACCTGATGCTGAAACAACCAATGTTTGTAGTGCAACACCATCAGAATAGTAAGAAATTGTTGTGGCATTAGCACCATATTCGGCAATGCCGTAATAGTAAACGCCTTGCGATGGAATGGTTGCATTGTCAGACAAATAATTAGTCTTGAAATCAAAACCCCATTTAAATGTAACTACTTGATTTGTTCCGCCAATGACAACAGCAGACAACTTTTTCAAAATAGAAGTAACATTCTGATCGCCTAAGTCTGCATGGTTTGTGTAATACAACATACGATAAGAAGTATCGTAATCTTGATAAGTGTTGTAATAACCAATGTAGCCAGTTTTCCCAATGTAGAGACTTCCATCTCTGCGAGACAAAAAAGACTTAGGTGTAATGGAATCCCAAGTTGTCACCCTTGCCGCACCATCAGGCAAATAAGCCTTGGTATCAAAGCACCAAGTGGTATCAATGCTTGGAGTCACCAAAAGGTAAAACGCTTCACGCTCTGAGTAGACAGACTTGATGTTAGACAGCGTTTCTCCAGCTACAGCACCCATCAAATCATTACGCACATTCTTAGATAAGTCTCTTTCAGGAGCAGACTTTTCTTGAATTGTTCTCATCAACGATCTGACACCAGAGTTTGACAAGAACAAAACATCAGTGCTTGTGGTCTGAATACTGTCTCTGGCAATGCAACCAATTCCTTCAACAGTATCACTGATTGACATGGTTGATGGTGCTGTAGCTCCTTGATATACAAGGATTTGACGCTTTCCAAAGATGAATAAGAAACCATTGTGAGCCGCTAAACCAGTTATCTGGTCAGCACCATTTACCCACACATTATTTACATTCAGTGAGCCAGCAGTACCTGTAGACCATACATGACCTGAAATCAAGTCACTAAAGTAAACAGTGGAATTGACAGATGTAGTGTTAGCCGCCCATAAACGACCAAACGCTGAAATACAAATATCAGCATCAGGGACAGTTGCGGCATAACCTGTTTTCTCAGAAACTCTGCGATATGTTGTAGTCGATACAGCAGGGTCATAAATCAATGGATTGTGACCAGACTGAAAGAAATATGTGATGCCATTCAATGATGCACACTGCCAATTGCTTGCGGTGATAGTTGGTGCAGTACCGCCACCCCCATAGGTGAGTTCAGTCACAGTATTTGTGGAACTCAACTTGAAAATCTTATTGTTTCCAGCAAACAAGACAGTCAAAGTTCCATCAGCTTGTACTAACTCATGGATAACTTTTACATCATTTGCGCCAAGATTTCCAGAGGAAGAATTAACCCTTGACCAACCTTTGCGTGAACCAATACGACCATATTGGTCAATGATGCAGTTAGTTGCAACCAAAGCAAAACCAGCATTCAAATCAAGAGGCGAGTCTTGAGTATTGAGTCCAAAAAATCCTGGCGCACTAATTGAAAAAGTCTGAATTTGTTGACTCATTTATGCTTCTCCAAATACGCAATGGCTTTTTTTAAATTTTCTGTTGAATCTTTAAAATTACCAATAGCTACATTGCAAGAATGACACAATAAATCACGAACTTTTTTTGTTGCATGACAGTGGTCAACAAATAATTTTTGACTGTATGCTTCAGTCTCGTCACATCCACAAATAGCGCACTTGTGATTTTGATTTCTTAATTTAATATTAAATTCATCTAAAGTTATTCCATAAGATGTCTTAAGCCAATAATTTTTATTTTGAGCTTTTACGGCATCTACTGTCATTGAATTATGTTTTGCAATTCTAATTTCTTTTTTACATTGTTTACAAACCCATGCGTATCCACGAGACTTACCATTAGCCTTTGGGAAAAGGCTTTTATCTTTTTCTT